AATGGCTCCTATGTATTTTTAGAAAACAATTATGGTCGTATCGAAGCCGGTTCTCCAATACCGGTTGCAAAAAACATGATGATAAGTGACGGTTCCATACCTATAAAATATATAAAAACAAATACAGCATATCTAAAACAGGATACTAAGGCTAATCGATCTTTTTTAGCCGGTGAAGGGTGTTTTTTAGGTGATTCGGTAGTTACCGGTTTAGATTTAGCTACTTATAGCAGTGAACCACCACGCACAATAAATTATTATACCCCTAAATTATCCATAAATGACTCCAGTAAAATACAACTCGGTATATCTTATACCCTGATACGGCTAATACGGGTGTAGATAATCCATCAGTAAAATCAGACGGGATTAGAAAACACGGAATATATGCAAAAGGTGTTGATAGGTTTGAAATAGACAGTCTATCAAGGATGCAGTTACTATAGGATTATCATTAGAACAGAAATTAGCAGAAGACGTAGAATTGAAGTTAACTACCACCGGTGAGTACGGTAAGTCTGTGGGTAAAATTAAGAAATTTGCTAGCAAGAACGATAAAAAACCTCAAGAATATAAGCTCCATAATCTGGGAACTTATAATATAGGTGCTGAACTAAAAGTAAATAATTTCAAATATAATGCGTGTTATGGTTCTTTTGAAAAAAGTTTTTTCAATAAAGAATTACATAAAGCAGGTTTAAAGACTCATTATTATAATGCAGGAGCAGCTTATAAATATAATGCTACAACAATTACATTATCTTATTTTGGTTCAGCACAATTCAAAAATAAAGTTGATAGTGTAAAACTGAATATCAGTCATTTATTAGCCCCGGGATTAAAACCTTATGTAGAGCTTCATAATTATACATTAAAGGGAAAACCTGAATTTTACTCGGAGTTAAAATCAAGAAAAGTAAAAGGAGCTGTTGCTCTTATAGGTATAAAGTTAACCATATAGTAACTGTTAAAAATATAGTTAACTTTATGAAAGCTGTCAATAATGTCTAAATCTTTTAATTAGGTAATGATTGCATGAGAAGATTAAATAAAGAACAAAAAGGAGCTATCTCTATTCAACTGAAAGGCATGTATCTTTGGATAAACTTGGAAAATGGATTGAGCAGAACACTGGTGGTAAATATAAGCTAGTTGACACTGATACTCAGGCTCAAAGTATCTAAATCAGATTTGCAAGAAATTATCACCTGTATTAAACAATACAACTTATAATTTACAACAATTTATTATAACTATTGAAATAAACAGTTGAAAAGTAGCTTAAATAGCTGTTTTAACTGGAGAATGTTTATAAAATAACCATTACAATGAAAGAAGCATTAGGATTATTGCGCATGGGCATGTTTTTTTAATATTTCGATCTAATGTTATATATATACATGGTAGTACTTTTTAATTGGTTTACTTATGAAACAAAATATTTTAAATAAAAAAGATAAACTAGATTGGGAACAACTTATACAAGCTATAAATCCTCAAGATTTAGAAGGATTAAAAGATGTTATCAAAAAAATTTCTGAAACAAATCAAAAGAAAGTTAAGATATTACTAAATCATAGTGAAAATTCTAGTCTTACTCCTTTTGAACAAGCAGTTAAAAGTGGAAGTATTAAGATTATTAAATACTTAATTGATAACAGATGGGAATTTAATATTCAAGCAAAGTCAAAATCTGGTAAAACTCCTTTAGAGATAGCAATAGATAGGCTCAGTCAGTCAGATACTGAAGAAAATCAGCAAATAGTAAATTATCTTCGGGGTAATATTATGACTCAGGAGAATGATTTAGAATATAAAGAAAGTCTATTTTCAATAGATGTAAAAATTATAAAAGCAATCAACAATTTATTTCAAGACTTAAAGAAAGTCTATGAAACAAATAATTTTTTAGAAAAGGTAATTAAAAAACATTGGTCTATACATTTGGATGAGTTGCCAGATGATTTTTTACCTAGCATTAGTGAATATGACAACGAAAGCTATTCTCAATTTAGGATAATAGAGTACTTAAAACAAATATCTGAATATATAAATACACTAGGTAGCCACGCAGGTAGCATAACAAATCAAACTGGTAATATTCCATGGGATCTCCTGAAATCTACTTATCTCGATTTAGAAAATAATCCTTTATTAAAACATAATCCACGTAAGCTATTTGAGTACATTTCTCCTAATATATACAAGTTATCTCAAGCATTCGTAGGATTAACTAAAATCCTTGATGAAGGCTATGAAAATTTCTGTAACTTAAAAAAGGAACAAAGCTTAGATATATCCTTAACATATAAAACATTATCTGATTTGAATTTCATATCAAATAATCAATCATTAATAATATCTTCTATTAAAAATATTGAACTTATAGAAAGTCTTGATTTTAAAGATGGTGAAGAAAAGTATGTTTTAATTCAATGTTTACAGAATATAGGAGAAATAAGTAAACATTTTTCAAAAATAATAAAAGAGAAGCTAAATAGCTATGGTTTTAATTTTAAAAATTTAAGAGATGATATAGGTCATATTTGTGAAAAAATACCAAATTTAACAAAATTTATTAAATTCTTAAATGATGATAAAATTTTGCAGGATATAAAAAACTTAACCACCAATTATAAAACTTTATTGATTGAGTTAAAAGAAAATTTACAAGCTTTAGCAAAAGACCCTTCTTTAGAAATAAATTGTATCTTAGGTTTGCATGAAGATAGTAAAGAGATATTAGGTAAAAGATGGATACACAAGGCTCTAAGAAGTGTTGAATTAGAAGAAGATGATAAAATATTTATAGGAGAAAGTTATGTTAACCGCCAAGTAGAAGTAATGAAATTTGCAATTAAGAAAATTCAAGAAATTGTTGATATTGTAAGCGTTAAAAATAACAACGATTATAATAAGATGCGTCAAGAATTGCAGTCCCCAAAAATTCATTCGGAATGTTTATTTTTTCTAACAATGATAGGACAATCTATTCAAACTATCAAGACTAATGAGAATTTTTTGAGTATTGTCACTTTTGACTTATTAAAAGAATTAGACTTCTTAAAATGGGTTAGAAATTCTCTAATGCACTTGGATAAGGTTAATGAAAAAGATACTCTAATTGACTATCTTGCTAATGACTTATTAACAGATTTTTCTATTACCACTCATGGTCAAAAAATAATTGAGTTTTCTAAATATTTTGATTACGTATTAAATTTATTAGATGAATTTCAAATTACAGTAACACATTTAGGTGATAGTAATTATTTTCAAGAGTATAAAGGTGAAGATAAAAAATATCTAGATTTTGATATTAACCGTAAAGAAGTTGCTTTAGAAAAAGTTTTAGAGAAAAATAATAAACAAAAACATACAGATTTTTTTAGTCAAAAAAGTAATAAATCTGGTTTTATTATTGATAAAATCATTGAGTTAAAGGAAGAAATTAACCAGAAAAGCCAAGAGTTAAATATTGAAATTATAGGTACATTTGGCAAACTTGCTAAGTTTGGTTATTCGATTCAGGGTGATAATTCAGGAATTTTAGTAAAAGTTTCAGAAAATGATATACTAGTTAGCTTAGTAGAATTTAAGCAATACATATATGACCTATTTAAATATAGAATTAAAATCATTGAAGAAAGACAGTTAATAGAGTATCTAGAACTCAAAATTGATAATGAAAGTGACAGAAGGGAATTTAGCAAAGCATTTCTGCAAAAAACAAAGAAGTACTCTTTAGAACATCTAGAAAATAATATAAAACTATTTCAATTTATAGAAGAATTAAATGATGCTACTAATGAATATACAAGTCAACAAGAAGCACTTTCATATTTATTAATAGATGTCAGTGCTAATAACTTAATAAATAGTAATAAATTCGAAATATTTTGGAAACTTAGTAATCTTTTACATTCTAATGACAGTCAAGTTACAAAAGAGATTCAAACTGAAATTAACGCAATTCAGCAAAAACATTCTGCACTGAATAGTAGTTTAGAGTGGACATCTAGTGAGAAAATAGCACAAATTGCTATTAGTCAAGATTTACTAAGCCTTTTGATAAAATTCTATAAAGAAGAACAATTCAAAACACAACAAACTTTAGAAGTTCAAATAAAAAATATACATGAATTTCTTGATTCAACGGAAAAGATTAGCTTTGAACTTATTTATAAAGAACAAGAACCAATTTTACACTCCTTATGTAAAAATTATCAACAAACAAAGTTAAATCCATTACTTGAGTTATTAAGAGTTATATTACAAAAAGGAGCAGATATAGACGTACAAGATATTTATGGAAATACAATACTACATAATATTAGTTGGTATGAATGTGACAAGCAATTATTAGACTGTATAAATGAATATATACAAAAAAGGGATTATAACCAACTAAATCTTGATAATAAATGCCCACTAGAAATGGCAATTGAAAATAACAATTTTCAATTAATTGAATTTTTAAAAGATAAAACTGATGTTAAGGAGTATGGGAAGGAGTTATTGATTAAGGCAACTAAATATGGAAATGTTGAACTTGTAAAATATTTAATCTTAGAACACCAAGTAGATTGTAATACTCAAGATGAAACTGGAAGACCAATTATACATTATGCTATATTTAAGCATTCTTTAGCCTCTGAAACTAACCATTTACAAGAATTACAGCTTAATGAGCAATATAGAGAAATTATTAAACTACTAATTGAAAATGGAGCAGTAGTTAGTCAATTTTATGATCAATATAGTCATGAACAAGAAGTACCACTTTTATGGGCTTTAGAGAATAAAGATATAGAATTAGCTCTATTACTCGTTGAAACTGCTATCGAAGTGAGTTATAATAATAGGAATCAAAACTGTCCTATTCATTTAGCAATACTTAATTTAAAAGATTGCCCACTACAACAAAGACCAGATTACTTGAAACTTATTAACAAAATAGCAGAAAAGGCTATGGTTAATGGAGATGGTTTAAACCAAGAATAACAAGGCAGCTCAGAAACTCCAATATATTTAGCAGCTCAACAAGAAGATATAGAAGTAATAAAAATTCTACTACAAAATGGGGCTAATGTTAATTATAAAAATCATAGATTTATTAGCCAAGTTCTTAGTAAAGTTAAAAATCTAGAGGTTATAAAACTATTTATAGAACATGGGATAAGGTTAGACCTCAAAGATTGTACTGATTTTATACAAAATAGACAAGATTCATATGTTATTGCGTTAGAAAAACTCGATAAAATTATTGCTGATGAAGATACGTTAGAAGTCTTAAAAGGTAAGGTAGAAAGTATATATAGAAAGATATACCCGTATTATATAGACTTTGATAAAATAAATACAATAGAAAAGATTAAAGAAGAAATTGTAAAATTAAAAAAATTCTTACAAATACAAAGCTTAGAAGATTTATCCCAAATAAAAGAGTACTTAAATAATCATGCTCAATTATTTAAGTTATATAAAAGTAATAAGATAGATGAACTAAAAGAATTTATAGGGAAAACATTAATAAACTTGCAAGTAGTAAATGAAGAAGGTAAAGATTTATTTTGTTATGCTTTAAAAGAACAGGATATTAGTTTTATAAAATGGTTATCTGATCATAATGGAATAAATACAAATGTTAGATTTGCTGACCCTTGTAAAGCGAACCCTAATAGAGAAACTAGTTACTATCGTCATCTTAGCAATTGTGCTAGTGGTGAAATTCTAGAGGCGTTACACAATAAAGGACTAATTGATTGGAGTAAATTTGATGATTATGAAATTAAGTTAATTAGTGAAAAAGCACTGAAAAATAATGACTTAAAAATAATTGAACTTTTAGAAAATTACAAATATATGGATATTCCTCCATCTATTAATAGGTTCTCAGATGAAAATTTAGTAAAACAATACTTATTGCCATATTTAAAGGTTTTCAAACAAATCGAACAACATGACGAAATAGAGGAATTAAAAATTGCTATTAGGAGTTTACAAAATAAACTAGTCTTTTTTAAAGATATGTCTTTACTGCATGCTGCTGTCTGTGCTGGTAACTTAGGTATTGTCAGGTTTTTAATTGAAGAAGTAGGTTTAAATATAAATGTTCAAAATTGGATTGGAAATACATTACTAGATAAAGCTGTAGAAGTTAATAGTAGCTTAGAAATGCTTACCTATTTAGTACAAAACGGAACACAATTTAGTAGAAATTTTGATTTTGACTCAATATTAGATTTAGATAGTGATAAACAAACATTATTACTACACTACATTAAAACTACTTCACAGATAAAAGAGACTATCATGAGTTTAGCCAACTCATGCCTTAGTAATCCTGATGCTATACGAGTTTTATTGGAATTAGGTTGGGATCCTAATGAGTATGAAGAAAATGTTAACATTTTCAGTGGAGGTTATACAGCTTTACATAAATGCATAATTAACGAAAGATACAATAAAACTTTAGAAGTTTTATGTAAAAGTGGTCAAATAGACCTTGAAGCACCTATTGGTAATTTCATTATTTGGGCAACTAGTGGAGTTAGAACACCAGTAGGATGGGCTCTAGAACATAGTAATTTTGTTGGAGCTAAAATATTGATTGAACATGGAGCATCGCCATATAAATATCTTGGTGTATTATTGATTGATGCTCTATATAATGAAGATAGTGAATATTTGAAACTATTGCTTGAAAAATCAATAATTATAGACCCAGAAGAAGTAAGCTCATACTTAACACACTGGATAGCAGATAGTATTACAGCAGATAAGATATTTAAAGCATTTCAAAACTTACATCAAATTCAAGATTTTGACGGTATAAAGGAAATTTTACCAGATCATATTTACCTTTTAATATTTACTGAAGCAATCAAACGTTTACCTCAGCTTTCAGTAACAGATGATGAAAAGGTTTTACTAGTTTCTACAGTATTTGAAAAAATGTCAGATGAACAAAAAGATTTAGCACTCTCAGAATCCATAAGCAGAGGAAACAAATTTATAAAATCTAAAAATTATATCGATGCATTAGCGATTTTTGAATCTATAGATAATTTATTTTTAATTGAAGAAGTGAACTTACAAAATTATATTATATTAAATGTAGCAAAGTGTTATTTACATTTGAATAATTTAGACAAAGCATCACAAATTGTAGATTATTTATCTAGTAGTAATTATTCTTCAAAAGAGTTATTATTAATTAAACAAAAAATAGCATTAGAATATAATAAGCTTTATCCTGATCCACTGTTTGTATCTTTATCGTTGCCATATCCTTGGGATTTTGATATAACTGGAAAGCTACCATCTGATAATGATAACCCATGTCTAGCACCTAGGGATACAAGTAGTTTATTTGGTGAAATAAGAGAAGAAAGTACAGATTAGTTTTAATATAATCGCCGAGATCTATAACTTAAACTAAAATAATTAGGTTAAAAAGAGGTTCCTTATTATTAACCAAATGCCGAAAAAATAATTAAGATTATCTAAATCTGATATCTAATAAAGTTATTCTAAGAATATATTAATTGTGTAAAGACAAGGAAATTATGTTATAAGTAATTAAGATTAACTTAAATTTAAAAAAACTTATGAAAGTGATAACAAGAAATACATGGAAAAGTTCTCTAGGAAGTTATAGCTGGAAATTTGCTAAAAATTTTAAGTCATATCATACAAAAAGAGATTTAAGTTCTGAAAATTCATTAGAATCTCATAAGGCAAAAACAGCAATTGGTGTTAGCGAGTTTATCAAATTAGTTATGGGAAGTACTGTATTTGTAGACAAGACTTTGCTAATAAAAGAGTTTGTTGAAGATCCAGGAGAAACTCTATTAATGACTTTTCCAAGAAGATGGGGAAAAACC